GGTCGTGGCGCAGCATGTCGGCGCCGGTGTGCGCGGTATAGACGGTGACGTGGTAGCCCTGCTGCTTCAAATGCCAGGCCGGCGAACTCGCCCACAGCGCGTCGCCGTGGCCGCCCACGCGCACGATGGCGGCGCGCTTGGCCGGCAGCGGGTCCAGGTACGGCCAGCTCTGGCCGGCGCCGGCAGGGTCTTTGCGATAGACCTGCAGGAATGAGTATTCGTCGGCGTCGTCGCGCGCCTCATTGACCAGCAGCGCCAAATCCGGCGCGAGATCGCGCATGGCGGCGACGATGTGATGCGGCAAAAAATCATGCACATGGTCTGGATTCGCCCCCGGCTGCCCAATGCGCGGGTAGAAATCCGCGTGCGGCAGGTAGAGCACCAGGTAGCCTCCCGGCTCGATCACGCGCCACCATTCGGCCAGCGCGGCGCGGTAGTCCGGGATGTGCTCCAGGGTGTGCGAGCTGAACACGCACTGCATGGAAGCATCGGCAAACATACGCAGCCGCGAGACGTCAGGAAGCACCATGTCCGGCTTCATCTCGATGCCGAAGAGCTTGGTGTCCTTGGTGTTGTCGATGCCGATCAGGTGTGGCCAGACCTTGGCCGGGCCGCAGCCCAGGTCCAGGCCGGAATGCAGGTAGGGCAGGACTTCGAAGCGCACTTTGCGCGCCTCGTTGCCCTGCGGTGCGTCGATTTTCCAGACCATCAGAGCGCCTCCGCGACTCTCCCCCTGGTAGTGGATCGCATGGCAGGCAGCCGGAGGCGTGCCGCTTTTCGGGTCGCGTCCCTAGCCATGCGAAGCCTCTTGTTGCGCGGGCCGCCGATCAGCCGGTGATCATGTCGTCGATCTTGGCGAAGCAGCCGGGCTGGCGCACGCCGGAGTCGGCGAACTGGCTAAGCGTGATCTTCACCTGGCCGGTGTCGGCCTTGCTGTACGGATCGACGGTGACGTCCGGCGCGCCGAACAAGGCCAGCACTTCCTGGCTCCAGTCCGACGAGAAGATCGCCGACGAGCAGACCGTCGTGCTCGTGCCCTTGGTCAGGTTCGACGGCACGTTCTGGGTCACGGCCACGCGGTAGTTGTTCAGCGGGAAGTCGTTGCCGTACTGCGCCCAGATCATCTCCAGGTTGGTGCCGCGGGTGGTCTGCTTGAGCTTGCCGCGGGTCTTGGCGTTGATCAGGTAGCCGGCGCGCATGTCGGGCTCGGCGTTGGCCGTGGCCACGGTGGTTTCCAGATCGACGATGTGGGACCAGGCCGGCGCGACGCCGTTGGTGCCGGCGACGACGGTGCCGATGCCGGTGGTGTTGCGGATGCCGGCGTGCTGCGGGCTGGTGCCGTTGCCGTTGATGGCCAGGTACTCGATCTGCACCGCGGCGCCGGCCAGCAGGTCGTCACGGATCATCGACTCGACGTCCATCACGCCCTGGATGATCGCCTGCTTGGACACCTCGACAAAGGCGCCGACGCGCTTGGGCGTCAGGCTCAGTGCGGCCGTTGCCGGCGCGGTCTCGGAGGCGGAGCCGATTTCCGTCAGGGTGCCCAGCGTCGATGCGGTGGCCTTGCGCGGAATGCTCAGCGAGTCGCGCAAACCGGTCAGCACCCGGGCGCCCAGCCGCGGCATGACGAGCGCGTTGCGCAAAGCGTCGTTCCAGAGGTCAGCGCGCACGCCGGTGGCAACCAGGTTTCCGGCCTCGGTCGTGGTGCCGACGTTGAAGTCGCGCGAAAGCAGCACGTCCATCGGCACAAAGAAGCCTTCCGGCGAGCGGCCGAACAGTTGCGCGGTCGCCTCGGAGCATTCGCGCTCCAGGCCGGCCTTGGACCAGTCGCCGGACAGGGCGGCTTGCACGGCGCGGAACAGCGAATAGCGGCGCACCTCGTTGTTGCCCATGCCGATCTTCATTTGCTTGGCGCCGGAGGCGGAAGCCTCCATGCGGGCGAGGATGAAGTCCTTGAACGACTCGACCGACTTCTGGCCGCGGATCGCCTCGGACACGTCTTTCTGCGTCACGAACTGACCGTATTTCTCGCCGAGCGCGAGCAGCTCGGAGACGCGCTCCATGTCGTCTTGCATGATGGCTCCTTTTCGAGCAGTGGCGGCGGGCGGTGCCGCCGGGGTTTGAAACTGACGGCCGACGCCTACGGTGGCATCGGCGGGAACGGCGACAATCGAGGCCTCGAAAGGCGTCCAGCGGGTCACGCGGTAGGTGTCGGTGTCTTCCTCGGTCGATTCAAGCTTCATCTCATCGACCCGGTAGCCGATTGACATTTCGCGGTGTCCTTCGCGCACCTTCACGGCGACCTTCTGCGATTCCTCATCGGAGAAGAAGCGCAGGTCAGCCTTCAGCCGGCGCGACTCGATGCGCACGTTTTCGGCGCGGCCGATCAGCGTGTCTGCGCTATAGCCGTCATGGCCGTAGAGCAGCGGCAGGCCGTCGGCGGCGCGCGCCAGGTCGATGGCGCCGGGGCCGTGGTCCAGGATCTCGTTGCCGAACCAGCGGCGATACGGATCCTCGGAGGCGATCGAGGCGCTAAAGCGCTCCGGCGCCTCGCCCTCGGCGGCGCGGTATTCGATAGCGATGCCGCGGACGAGCGTGTCGCCGGCTGCGGGTTTGCGTGGCTGGTCCATGTGTCAGGCTCCCGTGACCACGCGCAGGCGCGCGCGGTCCTCTTCGTCTGCGGTTTCGGTCTCGTCGTCTTTCGGCTTGCCGTCCTCTGGCTCGGGCGGCTCGGTCGGTTCGGCAGGCGCGGCGGGCGTGCTCTCGACCGGGCCGAAGCGCGCATCCTCCTGCTCGATCTCTTCGAAAACCTCGTCGGGGTCTTCGCCGCGCTCCAGGATCAGGCGGCGCCGGCTGGTCAGCTTGAGCTTGAGGTTGGTCTCGGCGGCGGCGGCTTCCTTCACCGGGTCGATGCCGGCCCAGCGCCGCGGCTGCCAGGTGGTGGCCTCGACGTACTGGGCGAAGCGCTCGGCGCTGAGCACGCGCAGGGCGTCGAGCTTGAGCAGGGCGCGCCCCAGCCACGCCTCGAACACCGGCCCGTGCAGCGCGCAGGTCAGCCACCCCTGCGCCCACTTGTAAAATTCGCGTTCTTCGATGATGCCGACCCGGGCGGAGGAGTAATTCACCGACTCCAGATCATTGCCGAGGCTCACATAGCTCACGCCCAGGCCGGAGGCGGCGCCGCGCAGGCAGGCTTTCACAAACTCGCCGTGGCCGACGTGCGGATAGTCGGACTCGAACGGGCGGAAGTCGTAGCCGTCCGGCAGCGTGTCGTAGGTGCCCGGGGCGGTCGTGCTGTACTTGTCGGCCACGGCCTTGAGCTTGGCCACTTCTTCAGCGGTCAGCACCTTGCCGGCGGCCTTGGCTTGGTCGAGCACGGCCGAGACGATGGTGTCGCCCATGCCGGGCGGCGCCTCGCCGTTCGGGCTGACGAAGAAGCCGATGCGCTTGGCGGCGTTGCTGCTGGCGACCTGCGCGGCCTTTTCGAAGTCGCGCACCAGCCAAAGGCGCTGCGCCGCGGTGGCCGTCCAGGGGATGCCGCGCACCTGGGCGGGCTCCTCGGCGATGAAGCGGTGGATGATCTCGTCGGCGGGCACGCGCAGATGCGCCTGCAGGCTCGCTCCGTCGTAGATCGGTTCTCCGCCGTTGCGCAGCCAGTAGGCGCGCGGTGCACCCAGCGCGTCGATCTCGACGCCCATCACGATGCGCACGCCCGAGGCCAGGCGCTGGTTAAGCGCCACGTCGAGCAGCACCGGATCCACGACCTGCACTTGCAGCCCGTGCGGGCCGGAGGGCAGCAGGCGGACGATGAATTCGCCGTCGCGGGCCAGGCATTCCAGGCACAGGCGCTCGACGTCGGCCCATTCCAGGGTGTTGCTCACCTCGCAGGAGCCGCGGCGGCCCCAGGCGGCGTAGGCGGTTTCTATGCGGTCATTTACCGGCTCGTTCGGCCGACCGTCGCGCAGCGTCATGCGCATCTGCAGGCGCAGGCCCTGGGGCCCGAGGACGTTGCTTACCAGCAGCTGGCGGTAGCGCCGCACGTAGTCGTTGTTGCGCCATAGGTTGCGGCTGCGCCCAACGGCCACCGGCAGCGAGGCGTTGGCATCCTCGTTCAGGCTCAGCGAGTCGGTGCCCCAGTTCGCCAGCCAGGCCGGCGTCTGCGCGACCTCCATCAGCCGCTGGAACTCGGCGACGCTCTTGGCGGCGGCGCGGCGGGCGCGCCAGTCGGCGAGCCAGCCCATCAGCCTGCGGACCGGTATTGAATGCGCCCGGGCGGGGCGGCCTCGCGGCCGGCGCCGATCTCGGCCAGGTAGGTCTCGTTCGCTACCTGCTGCTCGAGGTAGCGGATGCGCACGAGCATGTCCGCGGATTCGTGGAACACGACCTCCCGGTCGGCGAAGGAATACGACTTCTTGCCCTGCGCCCAGGCGGACTTGGCGGCCGCCAGCTCGATCTCTGCGGCGCTGCGCGGGTCGGCGGCGGTCTTGGTGCGCAGGTTTTCCAGCACCTGGAACGCCGCATCGTCATGGACGGTGTGGTACTCGCCGGACTTGGAGACGTAGCCCACCAGCCGGCAGCGGCCGGCAGCTAGCGCCGCGGTAGCGGTGGCGGAGAGCGTGGCGGTGTAGGTGGAGCCGGAACCGGTCGTGGCGATGTCGGTCGCCGTGCCGGCCGTTGGAATCAGCCGGTAAGCGAGCGTCCAGCCATCGGCCGGTGTGTAGATCGCTTCATCGCGGGTCCAGGTGATCGAGTCGCCGGCGCGGATCGAGGAGGGCTCCATGCAATCGCATTGTCCGGATACGGCGGTGCCGAAACTAGGGAAAACCGGCACTCACGTTCCGCGCACCTTCTTCCTGGCGCCGCGCTCGCTGAATCCGGTCTGGATAAGCTCGCGGATTTCCGCCTGCTGCGCCACGCGCTGCAGGGCGTCGATGTCAGGCACGTAAGGTTCGGTACGCGCCCACGTCCTGAAAAAAGCCGTCGTGAATTCGTCCAGGTTGCGCACGCGCTGCATTTCGGCATTCCACCAGCGGGCGAATTCGCTCATTGCGTTTGTCCTCTTGGAGTCAGCAGCAGGTAGCCGGTGTCGCGTAGCACGGTGCGCGCCTCGTGGGTGGCGGCAAAGCGCTGGCGGATCCAGTCGGCGCCGCGCGCCGCCGGCTGCGCGAATCCTTCGGGCAGCGGCCCCGCCTCGTAGTCGCCGGCCTCGATCAGGCGCAGGTCGTCGATGAGGATGACGTCGCGGCCAGGGCGAGCAGCCAGGATCTCCAGTTCGCGCCCCAGCGGCTGGCGGATATCCTCCGGGATGCCGCCGGCCTGGTAGTCGCGCAGGCCGAAGTCGGCCCCGGGAAAGTGGGCGTCAAGCCAGACCAGGGCGGGCGGCAGCTCGGGCCGCAAGACCATGCGCAGAAAGCTCGCGGAGTCGGCGCGCACGATCACGGCGCGCGGCTCGCCGGCAAAGCGCGCGATGGCGCCGACGGCCAGGATGGGCTCGATCTCGCAGGACAGCAGTTGCGCGAAGCCGAACTGACAGGCCCAGTCCAGCGAATCGCCCCCGCCGGTGCCGGTTTCGACGAACACCTCAAGCCGGTGCCGCTCGATCAGCGGGGCAAGGTCGAAGCGGCGCAGCAGTCCCATAGGTCAGGCTCCCAGCCGCGCGCGGGCGGCTGCAATCATGGCGTCAATGTTGGCTAACGCCGACGGCGGCGCAGGCGCCAAACTCTGGACAGCGGCCGGCGGTTTCGAGGCGAACAGGTCTCCGGTTTTCGCCTCGACCTGGGTGCGGCGGGCGGCCCATTCGGCGGCGCGCTTGCGCTGCAGGCCGAGGTAGTGGGCGGCGGCGAGGTTATAGACGGCCAGGTCGAGGCCCTCGTTACGGTCTGAACTGGTATGCACCCATTCGGTGATCAGGCGGCCCTTAAACTTGCGGCTGACCTTGGCCTCTGAGACTAGCTGGCGATAGACGTCTTCCGGCAGGTCGGCGGGGAAGTGGATTGCCCCGGGGCCGGCCTCGCGCATCCAGCGGGAGTGGAGCCAGTCCTTGGCGGTGTCGGTGCCGATGCGCCAGATTTTGACGCCCTGGCGCATGGCCTTGCCCTGCCAGTTGCGTTCGGAGGCTTGGGCGGTGTCGATCACCGGCCGGCCGCGGGTGCTGGCGCCCTTGATGGCGAGCACGCGGCGTCGACCCCGGGCGCGGACGTAGGCATAGACGTCCTCGGTGTTGTGGCCGCCGGAGTCGATCAAGCAGACTTCGACCGGCAGCGGCACGGCGCCCGGCATGGCGTAGGGACGATCGAGGATCTCGGAGAGCTGGCGCCAGACGCCGGCATTCGGCCCCTCGGACGGATCGCCGAAGAGGACGCGGTGATCGAGCCACCAGCGCTCGAGCCCCTCGCCCCAGCCCCAGGCGGCGTATTCGAGTCGGTTGGCCTGGACATCGACGGCGGCGGTGACGTAGAGCACGCCCGGGCGCAGGGCGCCGAGCGTCCAGGTCTCGGCGCGGGCGTGCATGGCTTCGGCGCTGGCGCGCTCGGCGGTCGGCTCCCAAGTGCGGGCGAGGCGCGTGTTCCAGAACGCTTGCATCTCGTCCTGCTCGCCGCGATCGTGGGAGAGCTTGGCGGCGTCGTACTGGCGGGCGAGATCCTGCCAGCTTACCCAGCCGAGCGGCGCATTCAGGGCGGATAGTCCGACGAAGGCGACGTCGGTGCCGTTGCCGACGCGGGTTAGCAGCCAATCGCCGCCGGCCAGCATGGCGGACTTGGACGATTCTTCGACCTCTGCGCCGCAGCTCGGGCAGATGATCCAGACGCGGGCGTAGTCGGGCGTCCAGCGCACGGACTCCCACTGCATTTCAAACGGCGCGGCGCAGTGCGGACAGGGAACCTGCCAGCGGTACTCATCGGCGTGCTCGGAAATGCGCTGGATCGCGGACAGGCCCTTTATCGTCGGGGTTGAGGTGTAGTAGAGCTTGGCGCGCTTGCCGAAGGTGCTCGTGCGGTTTTCGGCAAGCTGGATCGGGTCGCCTTCGCCGCCGACGTTTTCGTCCCAGCGGTCGATTTCGTCGCCATAGACGTAGCGAACGGGCACCTCGGCCAGGTTGGCGGCGCTGCCGGCGGTGGTGATGTAGAGGGTGCCGCCGGAATATTCTTTGGTGTCGATGGTGTTGGAAGCGTTGCGGCTGCGCGGCTTGGCCACGCGCTGGCGCAGGACCGGCACGGCGCGGATGGTTTTGTCGATGCGCTTGCTGACGCGCTTGGCGAGCTTGTCGGTGGGTAGCAGGAAAAGCGCATTGGCGGGCGCCTGGTGGATCGTGCTCGCCAGCCAGTTCAGCGCGACCTGCGTTTTTAGCAGTTGCGAGGCGGCCATGACGATGACGCGGCGCGCCGGGTGCGACGGCGACAGCGCCTGCATGACGCGGCGGGCGTAGGGCGTGCGGTCGGTGCGGTAGGGTCCGGGCTCGGCGGACGGGCCGCGCGGAATCACCATGAAGGCGTCGGCCCAGGCATCGACGGTGAAGTCGGGCTCTGTCTTGAGGGCGCGGGCGAAAGCGACTGTCCAGGCGAGGAAGCCGTCGGCAGGGGCGTTCATTCGCCGATTTCCACGTCGGAAAGATCGAGATCGATGGCGTAGGACTCGAATTCGTCCAGAATCGGGCGGATCTGGTCGGCGATCGCCTTGGCGATGGCGTGCGGGTCGGTCATGGGCGCCAGATCGCCGGCCATGCGCACGGGCAGCGATAGCAGGCGGTCGCGAAGCTGGCGTGCGGCGTTGGCGGCGGCGAGTTCCACGTCGGCGCGCTGGACGAGCTGGCCGAGGCGGACTTCGTATTCGAGCTTTTCGCGCAGGGCCATGTACTTGGCCTGCAGGGTCTTTGCGACATGCAGCGCCACGGCGCCTGTTTCCGGCACGTCCTGCGGCGGCGAGCCGGGCGGCGCGGGCGGCGGGTGGTTTTCGGTGTGCGCCTGGGCGGCGGACGGGGCGAGCTTGCGGTGGCGCTGGATGTACTTGGCCGCGGCAAGGTCGCCGATGTCCGGGTCGATCAGGCCGTCAGGGCGCAGAGGGATATGGCCCTTGGCGACATGCACGCCGATGCACTGTTTGCTCACGCCGTGCCGGCGGCCGAAATCGGCCTGGGTTTCAGGCGCGCGCACGGTCGATGGTCTCCAGGCCGGCGAAGAACTCGGCGTAGAAGTCGAACAGGGCGCGCGAGGCGGTCAAGGTCGTCTGCTCGATGCGCGGGTTCGTATTCACGTTCGCGCTGGATTCGGTCACTAGCGCGTAGCCGGTTTCGTCGTTGGAAGCGGCGATCACTTTGCTGTGGTTGCGCGCCACGACGAGGCGGCCGCCGAAGGCATCGACGAGGCGGCGCGCGGCGATGTACTCGTCGCCGTACTGGCTGGGGAAAATCTCGCCGACGTAGAGATCGAGGCGGCCGATCAGCGATTCGTCCAGCCAGGCTGAGAGTTGGTCGATGTCGGCCTGCGCCATGCAACAGGTGGAGAGGATCACGCGATCGAAGGTCACGGCGCACAGCGCATGGGCGAGGTAGGACAGTGCGTCGATGTCGCCATGCGAAATGACGTGGTAGGAGCTGCCGTCTTCGATGATCGGCGGCAGGATCTCCGCGAGGTGCGCCTCGGACTTCGCGCGGCGCGTTTCGATGCGATTCCGTAAGGCCAGCGCCCGGGCGAGTTTGTCGGTTGCCGGCTGCTGGCGCACGGACGCCATTACCGAGGCAATCTCGTCAGCGTCGAAGCCGTCCAAAAATGCCTGATTCATCGCCCGGTCAATTTAACGGTCAATGCAGCCACTAGCCCTTTTCCGCGCCGTTTCGCGC